GTGGATGATCCAACTTCACGACCTGGATTGGCATCAACGAAAGCTGTGGTTTGCTCCTCATCGATGGACATCTGGGGAACTGTAGGCGCTAAAAGCACCTCTTCGGACTGCAGCATGCAACGGTTGGCCGCACAACATCCGGATTCCACGCACTCTGTAGTGTAGTGCATGGTTGCGTCACACTGAGGACAGTGCAACTGGTGTGTGGAGACGGTTTCGGACTCCTTCCTGTTTTGTTTTGTTTTGTTCATTTGGTTCGCAAGTTTTTAATAAAATGCAGAGGATAACTCAGTCCCCTACAAGTGTTTTCGTTTCTGGGGCATCCCTAACCCTCACTCCTGAATAGGCGAACCTCCTGAAAGGTGGATTTACAACGCGCGCGCACACTTACAATACAAGAAACTCATAAACATATAACGCACAGATCGCGAACGAGGGTAGATTAATTTGGCAGCACGCTGCGCGGGTGCTCTGACTCACACCCCAGGTCGGCATTGGTGATGCCTTCGGACGCCTTCCAGAAGCGATCATATAATTAATCCCACGTAGGAGCCCCTTTGTACGTCAACTCCTGAGAGAGTCCATTCTTTGCGGCCAAAGCAATGATCCAAGATCTCTCCTCTTCAAATCTTTGCTTGCCATACCAGAACCACTCATTGATCGCCGAGGACATCACACTTGCCATGTGTAATTCCGGTGACTCAGTGTCCGATGGATTACAGATCATCAACATCTTTCGAATAGATCCTTCTTCCAGTGGACAGATAATGGCTCCAACATCCTCATCCCAACGCCATGTGCGCTTGAGGTAGGACACATCCTTGATGTGAATAAATGGCAGAGATTCACTCTCTTTATCTGCCATAGTGTACTCAACACCAATCTCAGTCATCGCGTTCTGAATAGCAGTGTGGTTGAACCAATCAGCTGCTCGCGACACACCCATAGCGTTGTCATCGCCATAAGTGATCAAATTGACAAATTCCTTAAGCGACGCGCCTTCTCGTACGTAGTTCCTTCGAAAGGACACAACGTCACGAATGCGAAACGCATATAGAGCGCATTCACAATACAATTGATAATGACTGTGAGTGGATGGCCAGATGGAT